GAGATCCAAACAGTAGACTTAGACAGGCACGAAGAAGATGGAAGTGTTAGATGACTTTAAGTGAAGCTAAAAGAATATTAGAAAAAGGTTCTACGTATAGTCCAGCTATTGTAGAAGAAGCTAAAGAAGTCATTCAAAACTTCACAAAAAAACGTGGAAGTAATGTTATGAAAACAGAAAAAACAGCTAAAAAAGTTCAAATGGCATATGGTGGCATGGCAAATGGTAAACGTCACATGTATGTAGCTGGTGGCTCAGTCAAAATGAATCCGGGATTACTAGCACTAAAGAACTCTGGACCTAAAGGTTTAGAGGCATTCAATAAGATAACTAAAGGAGGGAACTAGTTATGGCAAAAATGTCGGCAAAAGATAAAAGAATGGCAGATATGAAGAGAAGGTTTCAAAGAACTTCTCCTAGTGGAAGATTACAGACTATGAAAGGTCAAACTATAAGTCAAAGACTTAGAAATTTAGCTTTTGGTAAAACTAAAAAGATGGGTGCAGAAGATGATGTTTTAGGCATTGCTACTGCTACGAAACCTAAAAAAGATAAAAAGACTTCTACCACTTTGGGAAAATCTCCTCAAGCTTTAGGTGGCAAGTTACCAACTAAAGGTAAAGTAGACGTTGGTTTATCACAAGCTTTAAAAAAGCAGAAGAAAAAGAAGACTAATCAAACTAAGACTAATCAAACTAAAACTAATCAAACTAAAACTGGTAAAGTGAAAGCAACAGCAGCGAATACAAAGAATTATGCTTCAACTTTAGCTCTACAAAAGAGATTGATAAAGAAGGGTGCTAAAATTAAGGCTGATGGTATCATGGGTCCTAAGACAAGAGCCGCAATGAAAAAGTTTATGACATCTCCAAACGTGCCTAAGAAAAATGGTAAAAAAGTTATGGTTGATGACTTTAAAAAGTCCAAAGTTAAAAAGCCTGCATCACAAACAGGTATTGACGGTGCTGCGACTACTAAAAAGAAGTCAAGTAAAACTGGACTTTCAACAAAAGTTATGTCTACAAAAACTCCTAAAACATTCAAGGGTACTAATATAACACCATCTAAATTACAAAGAGAGAGAATGCGTAAAAGAATGATGGGTTCTACATAATCTAATGAGCTCTACTCAAAAAAAGAAAAAGAAAACCAAACGGAATTACCGTAAGGAGTATGACAATTATCATGGCAAAAAAAAGCAGATAAAACGTAGAGACAAACGTAATGCTGCTCGGAATATTGCCAAGAAAAAAGGGATTGTCAAAAAGGGTGATGGTAAAGATGTCGCACATAAAAATGGCAATCCTAATGATAATAGACCTAGCAATCTAACTGTACAAAAGAAATCTAAGAACAGATCTTTTGCACGTACTAGAACTGCTAAGAAAAGAAATCCATATGCTTAAAAGGAGAAAAAACTATGCCAATGCACGGAAAAAAGAAAACTAAGTACATGTCCAAAGGTGGCATGAAAAAAACTAAATATATGTCTAGAGGTGGTGCAGCTAAGAAAAGCAAGATGTATTCACGTGGTGGAGCCGCTAGACGTAGATAATGTCTTATCTTATAAGCAACGTACCACATTTTAAATGTTGGGTACGTAAAGAATTCACTTGTAATCATATGGATTATCATGGTGAATACCTTCACGCATTAGCTTTTGCAGTCAATACTATACCTGATAGATCACTAAGCTTTCAAGTTGTGTTCACAGGCTGTGATGAAAAAGAAAATGTACATGGTGGTGCAATGTGGGCAAGAATGCCTATACAAGCACTTGTAGCAGATATACCTGTAGATGAATGGGCAGAACCAATGGAAGATCATCTGTGTCAACCTTGGGATTGTGAGTCAAGGCATCATAGTGTTATAGTAATGGACAGAGTAAGTTCTAGTCCTTGGATTTGCAAAATAGCTAATGAGTTTTATACAGCTAAATACATGTTTACTGTAGACTACACAGATAGTGACATAGCAGATGATCCAGCACAACATAAACAGTCACATGTTTTATATTTGTTGGATGCAGGTAAATGGACAGGCAATATTGTAGCTTTACCTAACAACAGAGTTAGAGCAACAAGTCCTGCATTATGGGTTACAGGAGAAGGTGCTCCTGATTTTATGCCATCTCAATGGACACACTCAGCAGAGGCACACGAATCTTATTTAGATCCATATACTACGTTTAATAATTTATATGAGGATAACAGTGGCAGAGGAAGCAAAAAAGACAATAAAAAAAGTAGCAAGTAAGCTAAAAAAAGCTAGTAAAGCTCATGCAGGACAAGCAAAAACTTTGTCAGCTATTGAATTAAAAAAAGGTGGCTCTGTTAAAAAGAAAAAAACAACTAAAAAGAAATCTAAAAGTAGAGTTAATGAAGCTGGTAATTATACAAAACCGGGATTGAGAAAAAGAATATTTAACAGAATAAAAGCTGGTGGCAAGGGAGGTGCTCCGGGTCAATGGTCAGCTAGAAAAGCTCAAATGTTAGCAGTTGCTTATAAAAAAGCAGGTGGTGGATATAGAGGTTAATGACTAAGAAAAAGAAAGATCCTAAAATTGGCACAGGAAAAAAACCAAAAGGTAGTGGCAGAAGACTGTATACGGATGAAAACCCTAAAGACACAGTTAGCATCAAGTTTGCCACTCCAGCCGATGCAAGAGCAACCGTTGCAAAAGTTAAAAAGATTAATAAGCCATATGCGAGAAAGATACAAATACTTACAGTCGGTGAGCAAAGAGCTAAAGTAATGGGTAAGACTGAAGTTGTTAATATATTTAAAAGAGCTAAAGAACAATTAAAGAGACAACATGACAAAAGAAAATAAAAAAAGATGTGCAACTTGTGAGTGTTATGATTGTGATTGTAATGAATGCTCATGCGACTGCCACGATGAAGAACAAGAAGATGAGGTGCAAGGAGCACCTATATGATTGAGTTTGTGCTTGTGTTTATGATGGGATTAAGAGTAATAGACCAAACACAAACCTTTGAAGACATAGACAGATGCTTGTATTTTGCAGAGAGGTTAAACAAGCAACCTTCAATACCACAAGAGGAAGGACCTAACTTACAAATAACTGCATATTGTAAACCCATAAGGAAAAGATAATGTTAGCAGAACTTGCCGCAGCAAATGCAGCTTTTGGAATAATAAAAAGTTTCGTCTCCAATGGAAAAGAACTTACGGGTTGTGCTAAACAAATATCTGATTTTGTTTTTTCAAAAGAACAAATAGAAAAAAATTTAAAAAAGAAAAAAGCCAAAGGTATTGGTGGTAATGATTTAGAAGAGTTCATGGCTCTTGAGCAGATAAGAGAAAAAGAAGAAGAGCTCAAAAAAATGATGATTTATCTAGGCAGACCGGGTCTTTGGCAAGATTGGCAGGCATTTCAAGCAGAGGCTAGAAAGTCTAGACGATATGCAGAAAAGATGGCAGAGAAACGCAAACAAGAGTTAATAGAATATGTAGGATATGGAATAGCTTTTATATTTATATTATTCTTTGCAGGAATTTTAGCATGGCTACTAGCGAAATGGATGGGAAAAGTATAACAATATGAGAGCACCACAAAGATCACTAGCAAAGTGGACAAAACAAAAATGGAGAACCAAAAGTGGTAAACCTAGTACACAAGGGTCAAAAGCTACCGGTGAGCGTTATTTACCTGAAGCGGCAATTAAAGCTTTATCTCCCCAAGAATACGCCGCCTCTACGGCTGCTAAACGCAAAGCAACTAGAGCAGGTAGACAAGTATCTAAACAGCCCAAAAAGATTGCAAGAAAAACGGCTAGATTTAGATAAAAAAAGGAAAGAACTAGATGAGAAAAGAAATGATATATCTAGCATTGGCAAAGCCATTATTAAGGATTGGCAATTATCTTATGACAAAACACGTGAAAGCTTTAAGACAAAGACAAAAAAAAGAAGGAAGTAAGAGGTTATAATGATACAAGCACTTATAGGACCTATAGCTAATTTAGCAGGTGCATGGTTTGAAAACAAAGTTGCCAAAACAAAAGCAGATGGCGAGGCTAAAGTGGCAGAGGCTAAAGCTCGTGCTACTGTTGCAGAGAAAGTTGCAGCAGGCGAGGTTGCATGGGAAGGTAAGATGGCAGATGCAACAGTGGATTCTTGGAAAGACGAGTTTGCATTAGTTGTGCTATTAGCTCCTGCGATACTAGTCTTCATTCCGGGTATGAGAGAATATGTTAAAGAAGGTTTTACTGTTCTTGCTCAATTGCCTGATTGGTATCAGTACCTATTGTATATAGCCATATCTGCATCTTTTGGAATTAAAGGTGTAGGACAAGCAGCAAAGATGTTAAGGAAAAAGTAATGTTAAAATTTTTTAAATGGTTATTTACTAGTCCTAATAGAGACTTATCTAAACACAGACTACACACAACTAAGTATCAAGATTTATGTATGTAAGGGAGACAAATGAATTTAATAAAACTACAAAATGAATTAGCTGATGACGAGGGCATTAAATATGAATTATACCTTTGCTCAGAAAATCATTTAACCGGGGGTATTGGACATCTTATCACAGAATGGGATGCAGATTACTATGGTAAACCTATAGGATACCCTGTACCAAATGAACAAGTTAATACTTGGTTTGAAAAAGATATAGACGTTACAATAAATGATTGTAAAATTATTTTTGAAGAGTTTGATTCTTTGCCTGAAGAAGCACAATTAGTAATTGCAAATATGTGTTTTCAATTAGGAAGACCAAGGCTATCTAAGTTTAAGAAGTTTATTGCGGCAGTTAAAGAACAAGATTGGGAACGTGCAGCAGATGAAATGAAAGACAGTAGATGGTATAAGCAAACAACTGCGAGAGCAGAGAGATTGATATCTCGCATACAAATATTAGGAGTACCAGTATAATGTCAGCATCTGATAATAAAATGATTGAGGCTATAGCTAAGATGTATCCAAAGCTTAAAAAAAGTCAAATCACTAATTTTGTAAAAAAGAGAAAGAAAAAACCTGTGACTGTAGCAAGTGTTACAAAAGTTAAAGTGGGTGTAATACCTGTTAAGAAAAAGAAAAAAACAAAGAAGAAAGTATAATGGCAAAAGAACTAACAGAAAAGCAACGTAAATTTTTAGATGTGCTCTTTGATGAGGCAAATGGAGATGTTACACAGGCGAAACTACTTGCAGGCTATGCACCTACCAGTTCTACGTCTGATATCGTCAGAGGCATAAAAGAGGAGGTTCTAGAGGCTACTCAAATGTTTATGGCACGTAACGCACCTAAAGCAGCAGTTGCAATGGTTAGTGGTATTAATGATCCTACAGAATTAGGTATGAGAGAAAAAATGACAGCAGCAAAAGAATTACTTGACAGGACAGGTCTAGTGAAGACAGAAAAAATGCAAGTAGAGTCTACAGGTGGTGTTATGCTTATGCCAGTCAAGAATGTACAAGCAGAAGATGAATAGTAAGTAAGTTAACCGAGGAGAATAAAATGGACTACAGTAAAATGAGTAAGTCGCTTCTTTTAAAAAAATACGGACCTTTTATTAAAGAAAATTTTGGAAAAGAAGAATTTGATTATGTAAAACGTGAAGACGTTGATGGAGTAAGAAGCTACATAATATCTTTAGACCCAGAGCCGGTTAAAAAGTATGCGGGTGGGTTATCTACTAAAAAGAAATATGTTAATGTAGTTAAAATTGTAGACAACCGTAAAAAGAAGTAATGAATAATAGAAGTATAGGAACTTGGGAATTACCCCAACCAACAGATTTAAAAGAAGATGATGAGTGGATTAAAATACCACGTATAGCTAGAACAGTACCGTTTGGCTACATCCAAGATGAACAAGACCCTGAAACCCTTAATCCTATAAAAGATGAACTAGATAAATTAGAAATGGCTAGAAATTATGTTAAGCAATATTCCTATAGACAAGTAGCTAATTGGCTAACAACACAAACAGGAAGATACATTTCTCATGTAGGACTAAGAAAAAGGTTAAAGAATGAGCAAAGACGTAAGAACCAAGCTAGAAGCCTACGCAAGTGGGCAGAGTATGCAGAAGCGGCGATCTCCAAGGCGAAAGAAATTGAAGAAGAAAGAACAGGTGCAAAAGCCTATTCTTGAGTCTAAAGTCCAAGAGGTTGAAGATATAGAAGAACTACCCATTGAGCAAACGCACAATGTTATATTTAAACCAAATGAAGGACCTCAGACAGAATTTTTAGCAGCTGGAGAACGAGAAGTGCTTTATGGTGGAAGTGCTGGTGGCGGCAAAAGTTATGCCATGTTAGCAGACCCATTAAGATATATGAGTCATCCATCATTTAGTGGTCTGTTATTAAGACACACAACTGAAGAATTAAGAGAATTGATATTTAAATCTCAAGAGTTATATCCAAAGATATATCCGGGAATTAAATGGTCAGAAAGAAAAATGCAATGGGTAGCACCATCAGGTGCAAGGTTGTGGATGTCTTACTTAGATAGAGACGATGATGTATTAAGATATCAAGGTTTAGCATTTAGTTGGATAGGTTTTGATGAATTAACACAATGGGCAACACCATACGCATGGAATTATATGCGTTCTAGATTGAGGTCAGTAGCACAGGACTTACCAATATTTATGAGAGCAACAACAAACCCGGGAGGTAGAGGTCATCACTGGGTTAAAAAAATGTTTATAGACCCAGCTCCATATGGAAATTCATTTGATGCTACAGATATTGAAACAACAGAAGTGCTTAGATACCCAGCAGGACATGCAAAGGCTGGTAAACCTTTATTTAAAAGGAGATTTATCCCTGCACGATTATCAGACAATCCTTACCTTGCAGAGCAAGGGGATTACGAGGCAATGCTATTATCATTACCTGAACAACAAAGAAGGCAATTACTTGATGGCGATTGGGATATTAAGGAAGGTGCTGCATTTACTGAGTTTGATAGGAATATTCACGTTGTTGAGCCTTTTGCTATACCAAGTAATTGGGTTAAGTTTAGATCATGTGATTATGGTTATGGTAGTAAGTCTGGTGTTCTTTGGTTTGCTGTATCACCATCTGAACAAATTATTGTCTACAGAGAACTCTATGTTAGCAAAGTCCTTGCCACAGATTTGGCAGATATGATATTAGAGCTAGAAGAGAATGATGGTGGCATGAGATATGGAGTATTAGATAGCTCTTTATGGCATAAACGTGGAGATACAGGACCTTCATTAGCAGAACAAATGATACAAAGAGGGTGCAGATGGAGACCATCCGACAGAAGTAAAGGCAGTCGTGTAGCAGGTAAAAACGAGATACATAGACGTTTGCAAGTAGATGAGTTTACAGAAGAACCAAGACTAGTGTTTTTTAATAACTGCGTTAATGTAATCTCACAATTACCAGCTTTGCCTATTGATAAGAAGAATCCTGAAGATATTGACACATTATCAGAAGATCACTTGTATGATGCATTAAGATATGGTATAATGTCTAGACCACGGTTTAGCTTATTTGACTATGACCCAAGAGGTGTTCCAACACACTCTATGCCGGTAGCTGATGCTACATTTGGATATTAAGGATATAACATGGAAGAAAATGAAGAAATAATAGTAGAAAGTGAAGCAGTATCACTAGAAGATTCTGAAGACACAAACACTACTGATGTAAATACCACAAACATAATACCATTTGTTATGGAAAGATATTACCGTGCAGAAGATTACAGAGAATTAGATGAGCAAAGATGGCTAAGATCCTACAGAAATTATAGAGGTTTATATGGCTCAGATGTACAATTTACTGAAGCTGAAAAATCTCGTGTATTTATTAAAGTAACAAAGACAAAAACATTAGCAGCCTATGGGCAAATTGTTGATGTTTTATTTGCTAACAATAGATTTCCGTTAAGTGTAGACCCTACGGAACTACCAGAAGGAGTAGTGAAAGATGTTAGTTTTGATCCTAAAGAACCTGAAGAACTTCGTGGAAGCACTAGTTTATCAACCTCACCTTATGGCTTTAAAGGAGATGGTAGAGACTTACCTAAAGGTGCTACTGCAAAAACTTTGGAAGGTATGCTTGGTCCTTTGGAAGACAAGCTTAAAGATGTTGAAAACCTTAAAGCAGAAGCTGGTAAAACTACCACATCAGTTACGTTTAGTCCTGCGATGGTTGCGGCAAAAAATATGGAAAAGAAAATCCACGACCAATTAGAAGAGTCTGGAGCAAGTAAACATTTACGTAGCACAGCTTTTGAGATGGCATTGTTTGGAACAGGTGTTATGAAAGGACCTTTTGCTGTTGACAAAGAATATCCTAGTTGGGATGAAGAAGGCGAATATGATCCTACATTAAAAACTGTGCCACAAGTATCTCATGTATCTGTTTGGAACTTTTATCCAGATCCTGATGCAAATAATATGGATGAAGCACAATACGTGATTGAAAGACATAAGATGTCACGTTCTCAATTAAGAGCCTTAAAAAAGAGACCTCATTTTAGAGGTGAAGTTATAGAGGCTGCCATAGCTGAAGGTGAGAACTATACAAAAGAGTCATGGGAAGATGATTTATCTGACTATGCACCTGAACATGGAATAGAGAGATTTGAAGTTCTTGAGTATTGGGGTATGTGTGATACTGCAATGTTATTAGATCAAGAGGTAGAGATACCAAAAGAATTAGAAAAGTTAGACGAGTTACAAGTTAATGTATGGATATGCAATGGCAAATTACTAAGAATGGTTCTTAATCCTTTCAAGCCATCAACAATTCCATACATGGCTGCACCATATGAATTGAATCCATATTCATTCTTTGGTGTAGGTATTGCTGAAAACATGGATGATACCCAAACTCTTATGAATGGTTTTATGAGAATGTCAGTAGACAACGCAGTATTATCAGGTAATTTACTTATAGAAGTAGATGAAACAAATTTAGTTCCGGGTCAAGACTTATCTGTATATCCGGGAAAAGTATTTAGAAGACAAGGTGGAGCACCGGGTCAAGCTATATTTGGCACTAAGTTTCCAAATGTGTCACAAGAAAATTTACAACTGTTTGACAAAGCTAGACAACTAGCAGATGAAAGTACAGGACTGCCATCATTTGCACATGGACAAACTGGTGTATCAGGAGTAGGTAGAACTGCTAGTGGTATATCAATGCTTATGAATGCGGCAAGTGGTAGCATAAAAACTGTTATTAAAAACGTAGATGATTATTTACTTAAACCTTTAGGTGAAGGATTATTTAGATTTAATATGCAGTTTGATTATGATAAAAATATAAAAGGTGACTTAGAGGTTAAGGCACGTGGAACAGAAAGTCTAATGGCTAATGAAGTTAGAAGTCAAAGACTCATGCAGTTCTTACAAGTAGCATCTAATCCTGTTCTTGCACCTTTTGCTAAGTTTCAGTATGTTATCAGAGAGATAGCAAAAGCTATGGACTTAGACCCAGACAAAGTTACAAACAACATGGATGAAGCCTCTTTACAAGCAGAGCTTATGAAACAATTCCAAGCACCCCTAGACAGTCAGCAACAACAGCAACCACCTGCGGGTACAGACCCTATGGACCCCACGGGGGCAGGAGGAGCAACTATTGGCACTGGAGTAGCACCAACTCCGGGTGAGCAAGGATTTACAGGAAGACCTCAAGATGGACAACAACAACAACAGCAACCAACAGCAAATACTCAGCAGCCTCAAGCCGCTGGTCAACAACCTCAAGCTCCTGAACAGCTTCAGTGATTACGTTGACTACCTAATAGCACAACAACATAAGCTATTAGAACAAACAGATAATACTATTACAATGCATAGAGCACAAGGTGCTGTTGCATTATTACGCAGACTAAAAAGACTTAGGGATGAAGTAAACTCAAACAATGGCTAATGTAAATGAACAAATGGATGAGATGTTAGGCAGTAGCTATATAGATGATACTACAACTAAAATGCCTTCAGGTTTTGAAAAAGTTCAACGTAAGTTACGTGCAGAAGATAGAGGTGAGGGCAAAGTCTTTGTTGATAAGCCTGATGCAGACGAAAGAATAAAATCACACATGACAGGCATGGCAATAGGTAGTGCGGCACTTCCATCTGATGCAGTGTCTTTAGCAAATGAAACAAGTCAGTTTGTAAAGAATGATGAATTATTATCTGCTTTATTTCCAAATTTAGCTAATGCAGCGGATGGACTTAAAACAATTAATGAATTTGTAGGAAGACCCGGGTTTGAAGAATTAATAAAAGCTATGGGTATAAAGTCTGATCCCAAGAATCCAGATCAAATTGCTGGTGAAATGATGTCACCGGCTTTTTATGGTCCTGCCGCAAAGACCATTGCTAAATTATCTAAAGATGCTTTAAATTTATTAGATGAAGTTACAGCCTCTGTTAAAACTACACAGTTACAACCACAAGGTGCTAACATAGGTGCTATTACAAAAGTTCCTGAAGTAGATACTTTTAGTAAACCTACTATAAATTTAAATGAAGTAGGTGGTAATACAGTAGCAGGAAAAAAAGGACAAGCTGATTATGTTGAAATGGAGAATAGGGCATTAAAGATTTATAAAAGCAAAGATAAAATACCTAATGAAATTAAAGACAATATGTATTATATGACAGGTGCGTATAGAGATGCAGAGGGTTTTTTAAAATATAAAATACCAACTGCTGATGCTCAACTAAACGTAGGACTTTTATCTAATCCTAAAATAAATGTAATAAGCAAACGTGATTTTTTTAACGCAGATAATTTACCTACAGAGGGTCTTAGATTAGAAGAAGTATTAAACTTTAAAGATTTATATAATCAATATCCTGATTTAGCTTCTAATTTAAGAAAAAGAACAGCAAATACAAAAGAAATTCAGTATGGTATATTAAAAGATATAAGAGTTAAAAACTTTGATACTTATGTCAAAGAAAGAGGCTTTGATGAAAAACAAATAGAAAAATTTAGAAACAGTGGTACAAGAGCTATATATGCTAGAAATGGTGAAGTAGAAACTATATTTGTATCTAGTGGTAAACTTAATGAAGTCAAAAGTGATTTATTGCACGAGATACAACACGCAATCCAAAGAAGAGAAGGTCATCCTACAGGAGCTGCACCTGAAGACTTTTTATACAATGAAAAAACAGAATTTGGTGCTGCCTATGTAGATTTGGTAGACAACATAGCTAAAGAAAATAAAATTTTAAAAAATGATTTTATTAAAACAGATGGTTATTTAGATAATGTGATGTCTGACACAGATAAAATTTTTGACTCTGCTGTAGAAAAATTAATGCTGATTAAATTTAATAAAACATTTGCTGACGCAAAACAAGGAACAAAACAATTTTATAAACCTATACCTGTGGATCAGTATCCTAAAATAACTGATAGGGGAGAGCTTATAGTTGATTCTACTAAAAATTATGAAAGTTACAATCTCAAAACTGTTAAATTTACATACAATGAAGAGCAAATGCTTAGTAACCTTGTTAAAAATGATGACTTTTTATATTATATAAGTCAACGTCTTGTGTTAGAACGTCAAGTTAGAAATAAAAACATAATGGAAAAACAAGCACATATAATGTATGAAAATGTTATAGGTGAAAAACAAGCTAGAAAAGTACAAAATGACCAAGATATATATGCTCAAAAAGTAAAAGAGGCAAGAGAAAAGGGTGTTTTAAAACCTAATCAAGACTTTGACGCAGAAACTAAAGAAAGAATATTTAGAAGTATAAAGCCTAGCCGATATAATGTGTACAGAGGGCAACCTGATAAGACGTTGGATCAAGACGTTGATATAGTAGCTAACATAAAGGAACAATAATATGCCAAATTTAGAAAAAAGAAAAGAACAAGAAGCCTTTGATCCATTAGAACTAAGAGATATGTTAGTGGAAAAAGGTTTAGTAGGATCTCTTGTTAAAAATTTAACTCGTGATGAGATGAATGCTTTCATTGAAGAATTTAGTAAAATGAAAACAGCAAAAGCTAAAGGTGGCAATATAAGTGGTCAAATGGAAATGTTTGAAGATGGTGGACTCAAAGATGAGGGTAACACAGTAGATCCTGTATCAGGTAATGATGTTCCTCCGGGTTCAACACAAGAAGAAGTAAGAGACGATATACCTGCACAATTAAGTGAAGGTGAGTTTGTATTTCCTGCGGATGTAGTTAGATATATTGGTCTAGAGAAATTGATGATGATGAGACAAGAAGCTAAACAAGGTCTTAAAGCTATGGAAGATATGGGTCAGATGGGTAATAGTGATGAAGCCACAATGCCTGATGATTTACCTTTTGATATGACAGACCTTGACATGGATGAAGATGAAGAGTATAATAGTGATGAAAAAGAAATGGCAGAAGGTGGGGTAATTCACGCAGCTACAGGCTTTGCTGGAACAACAACAGCTACTCAACAGTTAGGAAGTAGAGCATCTAACTTTGGCAATACAGCAACTAGAACACAACCTACTAAAAAATATACACCACCACCAATACCAACTGCACCACCTGTAGGTGGATTTAAATATGGATCACAACAAGCTGGTAAAAAAGGTAAATTGTCTTTTGACCAACTTTTTAAAGAGGCAGGTGCGGCAGATGAATACAGAACGTATGTAAATGATGCTGGTGCAGAAATACAAGTTCCGTTTAAAAATGGTAAAGTTATGACTGGGTTTACAATACCTGAAGGATATAAACCAAAGACAGAAAAGGTAGACACAGCTAAAACACAGACTACAAAAACTAAAACAGCACGTGTAGAGCAAGAGAGTGGTGACAGCGATCCAAGAGATTCTCAATCTGTTGTAAGTTTAGGTGGTTCAATAGGACCTGATGGCAGGGTAACAGGTGCTAAGTCTTTTGCTTTTAGTGTCAATCCACCAAAAGGTATGGGTATAAATGTTATAACTATGGGTAAAATGATAGCTGGTGGTATTACTGGTAATTATCCTAAAGGCACAACATTTAACTTTCAAACTCTTGATAAAAATGGAAGACCTGTTGGTGGTATAGTGAAGAATGTTCCAGCTTCAGTTTATCAAAATGCTAAAACTATTACAGATAGAAAAGGTGTGAAAAGAACAAGTATAACAAGCGACAGTGCAAATGATTTAGCAAAAACACTATCTGCTATGGAAAACTTTGATGCTGGAGATTTAACTTATGAAGAATTATCAAACTTAGGTACTACACCTGAACAGATAGCTCAAAACATAAAAGATTCTCAGTTTACTAAAGAACAAGAAAAAAGAGCAGAAAGAATTACCTCACAGAAGATTGGTGATGAACCTATGACTGGAGTAGGCGATGATGATACAAAATATTTTGGAAGTGACAAAGGTACACAAGTTGAGGGTGGCATTGTCTATGACGATCCTGTTGGAATAGGTTATGATGATTCGCCTAGCGATAGTGGAATAAGCTCTTCACAGCAAGATACCTCCGTAGATGATGTAGGTTCAGAAGAAGATCCCGGATCATATGGAGCTAGTGTAGGATCAATGGGTGGCATGGGAGACTTCAACATAGGTGGACTTGCAGGTAAAAAGAAAACAAAAGTTAAAAAGATGAAGCGAGGTGGATTAGCTTCTAAAAAGTAATCCCCATTTAGAACTAGCTTACTTAACCCCCAACATGGCTACGTTAACCCTAGGAGAAATAAAATGGCAGAACCAGCTAAAGACGTAATGGTGAAAGATGCTACACCAACTAAAAAAGCATTTATAAGTAGACCTTATTCTCAAGAAGAGAGACTAAAGAAAGATGAAGAAGAACTTGCAAGGCTCATTGAAGAGCAAAAAGGTTCAAAAGAGACTAGCGAGGAGAAAGAGGAAAGTGAAGCAGAACCGACTTCTGCTGAAGAAAAAACTTTTAAGAAGCGATATGGAGATTTACGCAGACATACCCAAGAGAAAGAAAAGCAATTTCAAAATCAGCTAAATGAGTTAAAGACTCAGTTAGAACAAGCTACTAAGAAAGAAATGAAATTGCCAAAGTCTGATGAGGATATAGAGGCATGGGCAAAAGATTACCCTGATGTTGCAAAGATTGTAGAAACAATAGCTATGAAAAAAGCTATGGAGCAATCTAAAGCTTTAGAAGAACGTGTAAAGCAAATAGATGAAATGCAACATAATGCTGTAAAAGATAAAGCTGAAGCACAATTATTGTCGCTACATCCAGACTTTACAGATATAAGAGAAAGTGATGACTTTCACGAATGGGCAGAAGAACAGCCTAAATGGGTACAAGACGCACTATATGAGAATGATAATGATGCAAGATCAGCAGCAAGAGCAATTGATCTCTACAAAGCAGATAGAGGTATTAACAAGGGAACTAAGACAAAGAGTGATAAAACTGCTGCTAAAGCAGTTAATACTCAAAGCACAAGAACAAATATTGATGCTGAAGGGAGTAGTAACAAAATCCGTGAGTCAGCAGTTCAAAAAATGAGTGCTAAAGAGTATGAGAAAAAATCAGAAAGTATAATGGAAGCTATCCGTAGTGGTAACTTTATTTATGATGTCTCTGGTAATGCTAGATAAAAGCTTGACAAAGTTTTAAATCTAAGTATAACTATAGATAACTAGAGGTGTAGTGTAACCCCTTTTGGATACTTATGCTACATCTACACGACTTTAATAGACTACCCAATTATGTGAGCCTACAAAAGATTAGCTATCTTTATGTACAACCTCAACGCATGAATGGTCCTTATAAAGTAAAATGACTAAAAGATAGTGCATAACTATATGCACATTAGATAAATGTTAAAGGAGATAAAAATGGCATTTACAGCAGCGGCTGGCTATGGTAACCTCCCTAACGGTAATTTTAGTCCTATTATTTACAGCAAACAGGTACAACTTGCATTCCGTAAGGGTTCTGTTGTTGAAGCAATCACCAATAATGATTACTTTGGTGAAATTGCAAATATGGGCGATTCCGTTAAGGTTATTAAAGAGCCAGAGATTACAGTTAAGGCATATTCTAGAGGAACTACTATTACTCCTCAAGACCTTGACGATGAAGAGTTTTCACTTACTATTGACAAAGCTAACTACTTTGCATTTAAAGTGGATGATATTGAAGAGGCTCACTCTCACGTTAACTTTCAGCAGTTAGCATCTGATAGAGCAGCTTATAGACTTGCTGACCAATTTGACCAAGACGTGCTTGGTTATATGTCAGGTTTCAAGCAATCAGCAATACACGGTACAGCAGATACAGCTAATACAACTGTTAACGGTGCAAAGGCAGTATCTACAGCAGGTTCTGACGAACTATTATCTTCAATGAAGTTAGATGCTTCTGACTTTACTGATGGTTCAGGAACTGCAGGAAGTGCAAGTAATAGTATTATTATTCAACCTAGAACAGGTGGAGCAACTGATGCTACTCCTGCAGCAGGAAGCACTTTCCCATTAACTGTGATTGCAAGAATGGCAAGAAAGCTAGATCAGCAGAATGTAGACACTAATGGTCGTTGGCTTGTACTTGACCCTGTATTTATTGAAATGCTAAAAGATGAAGATTCAAGATTATTCCAAGCAGATTGGGGTGGAACTGGACTTCAGAATGGATTAGTATTAAATAGCTTACACGGTTTTAAGGTATATCAATCCAATAATCTTCCCGCCGTGGGAACTGGTCCTGCAACTGCGGCTGCATCTAATACTTCTAACTATGGTATTATTGTAGCTGGTCATAGTTCATCAGTAGCAACTGCCGAGCAAATCAATAAGACAGAGACTTATAGAGACCCTGATTCTTTTGCCGATATTGTTCGTGGTAT